TAGGCTACACACGCGATGCTTCGACGCGTATGGGCCTTGCAGAACTTCGAAGGATGCATGATGAGGTAACCTACAAACAGTTAGTGACTGATGTTGCGCTGGAAGGGGCTAAATCTGCTGCCGACAAGACTGCTAAAGCTGTCGCAAGACGGTTAGAGGAGCATAAAACCCAGATTAATGGATCTGTGACTGGACAAGCTATAACAAACAATGAAAGCGCTATTCAGAACGGTTCCAATTTGGGCAATAAACCCAGCTCAGCTTTGGATGAACCACAGTGGGTGCAAGATATAGTAAAATCATTGGACGATATTCCCTTGGGGTGTGAACCCAAGTATTCCGATGAGGACATTTTTGGCATTCACCGTGACGCTGAGTGGTGGGAAACAAGATTTGAGCCACGTCCACTGGCCCAACCCAGCCCCACGGACAATGAGCCAGCCAATAGTGGCCTGGCCAAGATTAAGAAGTCCATCGAGCAGATCAAGCAGGACAAGAGCAGTGAGCGCAAAGAAATGTTGCTCAAGATGAAGTATGCCATAGCAAAATCTCGTCAGAAGGAAATTGCAGAGGCAGACATCATGAATACCGCTTGGATGCAAGACATGAACAACACCAACAAGACTTTACGTATTGTAGATGAGGATGGTGACGTAATCATGGAGGGTGGTGGTGATTTGGCAGGGAAAGCAGAGGAGTGGATCAGGCAGGGAGCGCATGTTGGTGTCGAGTTTATGGACGTTGACACAGACGCGCCAACCCATGGCCCGGAATATTTGGCGCAGCCAGTCAAGGATAGCCAGCCGCAGACTAATAACACGACGTTGAGTTGGGACGCACACATCAAGTACGTTAATGATGTGTCACACCACAATGTTGTTGGACTGCGGTCATGGTACGACTGGTTTGGTATCACCAAGTTCCTCGATCAAAGACAAACCAACAATGATGCGGCCGTTGGGGCCGCTCAATTCAAGTCATATGATGACATAGACGATGAACACGTTGATGTTAAACCAGTGGTCAAAACGTGGGAGTATATGAAACAGCGTATGGCGAAGGTCTTTGGTAAGAGGAAATATAGCGTTTTACATAGGTCTGCAAACCGGTATAACCGGCGCGTGGCAATGATTAAAACGTTGGTGAGCGAGCTTAAGGCTAATGCTGTTGGTGTTTTCACCAAGAGTGAGGCTGATAAGCGAGCACTCCATTTATGCGCCAAACAAGTGGTGGAAAAGGCCTGGAAAGAGGGGGTAGAATTGGGGGTTGATTGTGAGGTTCGTAAAATTCGGCGCAATGAAAGAGCGTACTATTTGCGAGCAGTTTGCACTGCCTACCATTTGGGGGACGACGACAGCGCATTTTGGAGCGCGCTTGAGTCGGTCCCAGATCCCCACCAGGCGTGAGGGTGCCTCGTGCGTATTGCGGCTAGAACAACGGAAGACCAACGCTACCATGTTGGTGCTAGTTCATGGCCAGTGAGTGGTGATGGTGAGCCGTTTCGGGGTATAGCTGTCAGTGCGCATGTGGGTGCCCGTCCCGCCAAAGCTCGACACGTGGTGGTTGCTCCACACGTGTCGAGTCGGGTTGATTTTGGAGCACACAATAACGACCTCCCAAACGGAATTCGTGGACTCAATGAGCGTGTTTTTAACGTTCAGCGAGGAGACCGTTTGATACCGACCCCTTTGCCAGATCCGGGGGTGTGGAGGTCCCTAGGGCAAGTGCGGAAACGCTTAGTTGAGAGAATCTGTGAGTTCGGTACGGTTGAACATCTGACAGGTCAAGAATTTATTGACCAATGTCCCGCGAACAAAAGAAATCTCTATGCTGCTGCTAAGCGCGAGTACGAGTCCAGGGGGTGGCGGAGCAAGGATGCTCTTATAAAATTCTTTGTGAAGATGGAAAAGTTGAACTTCACCAAGAAGAAAGATCCTGCTCCAAGAGTTATACAGCCGCGTTCACCGGTGTACAACTATGCTGTTGGAAGATTCACCCGGCGGATCGAAGCTGATATGTATAAAGCTTTGGCTAAAGAGTGGGGGGAAGACGGGGAGGAAGTGGTGATGAAAGGAATGACAGTGGAAGATGTAGCGACGGCCATGAGGAAGAAGTGGCTTAGGTTTAACACACCCGTTGCCATTGGGTTGGATGCTAGTAGGTTCGACCAGCATGTTAGTGCAGATGCTTTAAGTTGGGAGCACTCTATTTACAACGACATATTCAACAATTCTGAGTTGCGTAAGCTGTTATCGTTGCAGTTAAACAATAAGGGAGTTGGGTTTGTTGATGGACACAAGATTAAATACAATGTTGATGGTACAAGAGCTAGTGGGGACATGAATACGTCCTTAGGCAATTGCATTATCATGTGTACCTTAGTACGCGAGTACGTGCGATCAATAGGGTTAGATTGCGAACTCGTCAACAATGGAGATGATTGTGTTCTGTTTTTAGAGAAGAGAGATCTACACAAAATATGTACAAAAGATGGTGATTTGTGGAAGTCGCCGCATTTGGAGGATTGGTTTTTGAGATATGGATTTGAGATGGAAGTGGAAGCACCGGTCTTCGAGTTTGAGGAGGTCGTGTTCTGCCAAAGCCAGCCGGTTTTGTTAAACAAGTTGGACGATAAATGGGTCATGTGCAGGCAGCCTACAGCTGCTTGGGGCAAAGATGCATTAAGTTTGACAGAGGCCACTGCATTGGGATTTCGGCAGTGGTCTTACCAGGTTGGGGTCGGTGGAGCAGCTTTGTTTGGCGATCTACCCATATTCGGCGCGCTGTATGAATTTTACAAGCGCAATGGAGTGGATAGTAACGTCAACAAATCACTTATAGTTTCGGATTCAGGATTCATGCGGATGAGCACTAAGCCAAGAATCAGGGGTGAGTATCGCGGTACCATTAGCGATGACACCAGAGTCAGTTTTTTCAAAGCCTTTGGGTATCCCCCGTCTATGCAAATAGCTATGGAAAAGGAGTTAGGTGGTATGCACTACACCGATGACCTCTATAACCACACCGTGAATATTTCTGTTGGGTGTGGATTGACCACTATTTGACCACTCAGGGTTTATTAGAAGAAATCAGAAAACAAGCGAGTCGACCCTTAGAGGTGGAGGAGAGAGCCATACAGAGATGGCAAACAATAAGAATAAGAAGAAGGGTGGTCCAATGAGGAAAATCAAGGGTAAAGGAGATTATCAGGTTTCCACAACTAGGGCAGCATCAGCTCCCGGGATAATGGGCAAGTTAGATCAGGTTTTGTCCAGAATTCCCAAGGGGGCATTTAGTGCAGGTGGTGCCGCTTTGGGCGGGAAGTATGGAGGAGCAATCGGCGCCAGTTTGGGCCGGAAATTGGGAGGTGGGCTTGCAGCGGTAACGGGATATGGTGATTATAATGTGTCAACGAATTCACTTACTAAAGTATCTACATCAGTGGATATGGTGCCACAGTTCGTGAAAAATGATCACAGTGTGAGGGTTGCACATAGGGAATTTATTCGAGATTTAGTAGTGCCGAATAGCCCAACAACTTTCAACAATACGGAGGCGGCCATTAACCCGGCCAATGCCGAAATATTCCCGTGGCTGTCTAGGCTTGCCAAACAGTACTCTCAGTATAAGATCCATGGAATGGTCTTTGTGTATAAAACAATGACCAGTGATTATGCCGCATCAGGACCTTTGGGCACAATAGTTATGGCCACCAATTACAACGCAATAGATCGAGCGTTTACAAACAAAGTGGAAATGGAAAATTCGGAGTTTGCAGTGTCATGCAAACCCTCCATGAGTTTGGTTCATGCTATCGAATGCGAACAGTCTGTGTCTGGGGAAACCGTGTTATATGTGCGGGATCCTGCATATGAAACCGCAGACACCAACGATAAGAGATTCTATGACTATGGTAAGTTTCAAGTAGCAACCGCAGGGTTGCCTGGTACGTCGACCCCAGGGACGACGTTGGGCGAACTGTGGGTGTCATACGACATTGAGTTTATGAAGCCTGTAATTGGGGGCGACACAGCCGTAGGGCCGTGTTTGTCCCTGGTTGGTCAGCTTGATGGCTCAGTGGGCGTAGTAGCTGGTGCCAATCCCTCTGGGTTTGTACCGACTGTCGTGATCAATAATGCTGCACAATTGGTTATGGCAGGTTCAACACAGTATAGTGTGTTGCCACCTGCTGCCGCTGTGACGCTTACGGGCTCGACTGGTTTGTACGGACCTGTTACTGAAATAGTGGGGTCAGGAACTAGCACAAAGCTTAGGTTAAAGAAGAATGGCAGGTATGTCATTGCTTACCATATGAGAGCGGCCACAACGGCTTCAACATATCAAGTCGGGTCTAACCAGACAGCTCCGGTCAATGCAACCACTGCCACGTTTGGTACTGCTTCAGTTGTCGCCAGCTTGGCTGACACTGGGTATATTCCAAATACGTGCCTAGTTGGAACAAGTGCAACTGGCTGGAGTTATTTTGATGTTTTCAATTATCGTGTTACTGGAATTGCAGACGGTTCCGGTGATGCCAACTATGTAGAGGTCACTCCCCCAGTTTTTACGAGTGCCGCAAGCAATTTAGTTGCGGGGTTAAGCCGTGATGTCCACGTTGAGTGGGTGTCGTTTGGCCAGAACACCCAAAACCAAACGTTTGTACTTTTGTAGTTCAACAAGACAAAACCAATATAGATAACGCTATTGGACTACGAGGATCGCATGGTTGGTTGGTATTACTATATATACAGTATTATTCTTTATGGGCATGGCAAGTACCTTAGCTACCTTATATGTTTATGTGTTATTTATTTCACTACAATGTTTATTTATTTGTTAATACATATTTTATATTTATTAAGTTTGGTGTCATACGTGGGAGGGTTGCCGGTCTTGCTAACCGTTCCCTACACATGAAGTTAGTATGCATTGACGGCGTCGCGGGCCTGCGATTGGGAGTTGAAGGGAGTGTTGTGTTATTGTCGGCTGGCCGATCCAGTGGTGGTACACAATTAGGATATGGTATGAATCAGATCTGCCATTCCGTCCCTGAACCTATACCAAGGGCACCGAGTTGGTGACCCACGACGTGTGCATAGGAAGATAGTGTTGTGGCAACCCCGTGCCACTAGATGATCATGAGCAATTTGTGTCTTAGGGCGCCAACCACACAGGGTAAGATCTGTTATGGGAGGCGTAGACCCCAACACCGTGTGCGGACTTACTACCCTTTCGATCAAGTTTAGGATGAGGTTCCGTAATAGTTTAGGGCGCGTGTGGTGTGACTAGTATAGCCTATCAATGTCGGTAGGTACTATTTTCTAGGCATTACACCCAAGGACGTGGTTGTGATTGTGTGTAATTTAAACAACAGAAAAAGAACAATAGTTCTGCAAAAACGAAGTCATATTTTTACATACACACGTGAGGATAATTCCCGTGCACAACGGATGACCATCTCAGCAGATGTGCTAGTTTAAGACTAGTAAAAGGCTCGCAGTGACAAACTAGAACTGGGTTAATGTTTTAGTGTGACGGGTTGAAAAGTGATGCTATTTTTGGATCATGG